GCGGCAAGCCATGAACGCGCGATGCGCTCAAAGGATTGCAGCAGTGAATAGGCTGACCAGATGTAGAATGACCGATGGACGCGCTTCATTTTTGGGTTCTGCGCAACCCACCGCGCGCCTTTCAGCATCTTTGGCCGATGGTGTTCTTCAATCGCCTGACCACATCCTTGGCAGACAAAATGTGCTTTTTCTGGATGGTCTTCATCCAGGTTGGCCAGCATGTTTTCCCAATCAAGGGTCTGCATGTGGCCACACGCATCATCCGGGCATGGAAGTTCCAGAATTTCCTGCGAACCATCTTCATAGTTCTTTGTAATGCGACATCCCGGCACCACCATGGGTGTCGAAATCTTGAAAATCTTTGCAAACTCATATCCCTGACTGCGGCTGTCAGCTTGCGTTTCCGGGTCACCGGCGCTGTTCATGTCCCACTTGGCAAGGTCATCCTGCACCTGACGGGACATCGAAACCTGACTAAGTGATGCAGGTGAATTTGCACCCGAAATCTGGATTGCCCCGCGACCGTCGCGGCGCTCCTTGTAGAAAACTGAATCCTGACCGTCGCGGGCCTTCAGTGGAAAAATCTTGCGAAGCGCAGTTGTGCCTTTCAGCATCGGTGTCAGCTTCATCTTCGACCAGCGGCGTGCGTTCTCATCCGTTGGATGGACATAAAGAATGTCGCCAGGGTCCATGTCCATCGAACCGCCGGTGAAGATGTTGGCCAGCACGGTGCCGCCCAACTGCGCTGACTTCGACAGCGTGACGATGCGGCAGGGGTCATTGGGTGAAAGCGCCTGCAGTATTTCGTCAAAGTAGCTGAAGCGCTGCCGATTGTAGGGGCCGGGCATCGGACTTTCGCGCTGCGAAAAGACAATGTTCTGTTCAGCCCAGGTCAGATAGTCAACGTCCGGCGGTGGGTCGATGACATCCGCCAAGACATCATGCGCCATCCATTCCGCACTGGTCACACCCACATCAAGCATTTTTAGTCCACCTCGATCGAAGCCACCCTTTCCTTGCTGGCAGCGTCAGCCCGTGCCCTTTCCTTCATCGCTGCCGTTGCCCGGACTTTCTTGAATTCAGAACGCAGAAAGTGCAGAACATCGCGCTGCGGAATGTCGAACTGCGCAGAAATCGCTGCGCCCAAATCTGGAAGTGATCCTTCAAAAATCTGCAGCATCATGCTGGCCACGCGGGTCATTTGTTCGCGGGCATCATCAGCAGCCACCAGCATTCCTTGGCGCAGGGCTTCTTCAGACGCCTGAATGCGGTTGGTGCGCAGCTGCTGTTCCAGCTTTGCGCGCTTCAGCTGGTCTTCAACCGTGTCCACTTTTGGTTTTGCCGGTGGAACTGCCGTTGGTTGGACTTGAACCGGTGCTTCGTCAGCCATTGGAAAGTCGGGCTGGACTTCTTCCGCTGGCTGGTCAGCAGATGGTTCTGCATCGGTGGATGTCCGTGTCTCGATGCCATTGCCAAGCGCTTGCCCAATGTCGCGATTGCGGCGCACTTGTTCGACAGCGACGGACACAACCACCTTTCCCTTTTTGCCGGGTTGGGTGAATGCGTCATCGCGCAAGATGTCACGCGATTTCCACTGACTAACAGCCGCGCGGCTGACACCCATGTGGCGCGCAAAATCTGCCTGCGTCTGATGCTCCTGTGCTGGCTGCATGGTTTCCAAAACTTCCCCGGCGGGCTGCGCTGATGTCGATTGCCAAGCGGCTGGCTGTTAAGCAGCACCCCTTCATTGTTAAGGCTTTACAAAAGCCGTCTGACTAGCGAACCCTCGGGCAGCTTACGCCCCGCGTGCGTTCAGAACGACGTACGGTCCCTAAATTTTTTGACGCTAGAGTATAAGCTAAGGGCAGGCGTCAAACGCCCAACACCCGATTGATTTCATGGTCAAGACGGCGCGGCAGCACGTCAGCCACAAGACCTTCGAACGCTGTTGCGGTTGCGCCCTCAACCATTTCGATTGGGATGAATACACCAGACTTCAGCTTCTCCAATTCAGTGCGACCACCAATGCGCTGGAAGACGTGGCCACCCATGTTCAGCGCCACACGTCCGCGCACGAAGCTGCCACCCTTGATGAACGCCCCTTCAAAAAGTTCACGTTCGCCACGGACAAAAGCAGTCACCCCGCGCCGTGTCTCACGTGCCTTGAAGTATTTCAGCGACACGTCACCACCAGACGATGACAGGCGGTATTCCAAATCCTGCCACGATGACCGCTTGACCTTCACAGCCTTGCGTATGGTCTTCTGCGGCAGTCCTGTTTGCTTGGCCAGTTCACGCACCACGCGGGTCCGCGCCATGTCTCCTGTACGGTTCAAGGCGCGATTGACTGCCTTTGGTCCATCCTGACCCAAAGCACCGATCATGTTGCCGAACCGTTCAAGGTCACGCACATCGACTTCACCAACCCTGAACATGGCAATCCCCAAACTTGTGAGTGCGGTGTCCAACACAATTCGTTTGGACTTTTTGGGCACCCACACCTAACCGCACTCATAAAAAAAGCCGGACGCAGCATTCTGCATCCGGCTAAGCATAGTCAGACCGTTCAGACCTAAATCAACAGGTCAGGCGACGTGGTGAAAACTGCAGACGTGCGCGCGCGCCACAGCCGCATCGCATCATCGACCATAGTGCTGAAAGCAGCGCCGCGCGTTTCCATCGGTTCTTCCAACGACTTTGCGTGCATCGCCTTGAAGGCAACACCTTTCAGCCCGTCTGGTGCAACATCGACATGCGCCAGAACGTCCAGCCCCGTCACCACGTCCACATCATGGAACATCGACATTTCATAGACGCCGACATCCGGCTGCAGATCAATCATCACGTCCACATCAGCATGATGCGCCATGGCCGCACCTGCCATCGTAACCAGTCCAACAATTGCGGCTAGACCGCACATGAATGCTCGCTTCATCTTCATCTCCTTAAATTTCGGGAAAGCCCTTACCAAAGCACCGCGCATCACCTGATGCCGTTGCCACGTAAAAAAATAGCCCGGACTTTGCAGCCAGGCGTTCTGTTTGGGCATATCTCTTAATTTTAGACGCGGTGACCGGCTTATGCCTTTTCACCTATCCGGGGGCCTCGGGCTTACCACTTCCAGCTTTCGCTGTGATTACTTCATTTGGCAGTGTCTTGGGGTCGTCCTGAAGACTTGTTAAGCGACAACCCCAAAACCTGTCAACACCCCTTAACAATCGCAGCCAGCACTTAACATCTTCGGGCGGGCGCAACTGCATGAAAACATGAACCTATTTGGTCGATAAATTTTCCAACCCCAATTCCATCAGATTATCGCGCCCAAACAGGTTCACGATGCCCTTGGCAGAGCTGTCACCCACTTCGACAATCCGAAAATCGAAGTCTTCGAATGGACCGTGAACCACCTTTGCAACATCACCCACACCAAACACCTGACGCGCGGCAACCCTTCGCTTGACTTCAGACGGCACGCGACCGCTGCTGAATTGCCGCATCAGTCGCATCATTGTGGCGTCTGACATCTGGATTGGCCTGCCACCAGTGCCCATGACACCGGCAACCACATCCAGTTCCATCAGTTTCTTCCACCCCGGAACACCGCGACCATATTCAGTTTCGACAATGGGTAATCCTACGAACATCCAGTCCGCCAGCAATGGAACTGAAACCCAATGTTTTTCTTTGGTGAAGCGGTTCTTGATGCGCAGAACCTTCTTAACCGGCAGAAAGACTTCGAACCCCGCGCGTTTCATCAAATGTTCTGGCAGAAAGACGCGGTTGCCGGTGCCCTTGACCTTGCGCCATGACTTTTGGCCTGCGCGGTTGATGTACTGTTCCTTTTCGACATCAACGATGGCAGTGCGTGGACCGCCGCTGGCGTTTGGCTTCATCCGGACTGCGAACCATTGGACTTCACGTGAGGTCAGTGATGTCATAGCGTTCATTCCCCACCCCCTTGGCTTGCCCCAAGGTCAGAAATGGCCTGACAGCGACGAATGGCAGACAGCCGTCGGTTTCGCCATGCAGCTTCATTCGCGGGAACTTCATCACCGCGGGCCAGCCGTTCTTCAACTCTGCGCAACTGGCGGATGGCGTTGTCAGCCCTTTCGCGGATGCGACCTACAACAAACGCATTTGGCCAGCGCCGCGACTGCTTCAGTTCCGCCAACAGTTCCGGTGCCCAACCTTGGGCCAAAGCATCCAAGCCCAAGGCTTGCGAAAACACAGCCCGCACCAAGGGCGACCCATCACCTTCTGGCGACTGGATTTGGCCAGCCCAATCCAGAATGTGGTTGGCGATTGGAAAACGGTCTTTCCCCTTGCCGCCAGCGTTTCCAGCGCACTGGTCCTCCAGCGCTTGAAGGTTCTGTTCGGTCATATAGGCCAACCGCGCACACAGGTCTTTCACCATGTCTTCGAATTGCGCTTTGGTCAGAGTGGATGGCTTAGCCAATCCCCTGCGCTGTAGGGGAACAATCAAGAACTGCTTGACCCTCTTTTCACCGTCTGCCTGTGCTGCACTGTCCATCGTATTTTCCCATTTTCTAAGCATTTCAAGCTGACAAAATGTCGTGACCCCCAAAGCCTTGGGCGATCCGTAATTCTTTTTTTTTCTTATTCTTTCCATATCCCTGTCAGTCCGGAAGAAACCGGCCCAAAAAAAAGGAAAATGACGCAAAAATAGGTAAATAAACTTCCGGAAACGTTCCGGTTTCTTCCAAGTTCCTTCCAGTTTCTTCCGCCGGAAGAAACGCGACCGATTACGTTTGATGCAATTTCAACTTTTCCTGCTGTTGCAGGGTCCACAATTCCAGCGCTTCCCTGATGACATTTGGGCGGCGCTGACGGCCATCAAACCGGTCCAAAAGAAACTGGTCGAACTGAATGATGAAGGCGGCATCCTCTCCCATTCGGGCCGTGCCGCCACCTCGCACAATCTGTGCGGGCAGGTCTTTGATGCGCTTGCGCTCACGGTCAGCTGCACGCTTTTCCAGATGGTCTTCGCGCATACCCAAGGCTTCCTTGGCCATTTCTAAGACAGTCTTGTGATAAAGGCGCATGTGGCCATTGTCACAGCGGCAGGCTTTCCACCCATATAGCGGCCCAATGGGCCGGTCACACAGGCGCTTCCACTCTTCCAGCGTCACACCAGCTAGTTTGGCCAGCAAACGTTCATCCATCGGCAGCGTGCCGACTGGCGCTTCATCCTGCGCTTCACAGAACAAATCAAACCCGACGGCGCGAACCTCTAAATCGGCAAGGTTTCGGAACTCTGACTTCAGCCAACGACGAAAATGCCATGCAATCCACGAATGGCTTTCCAGCCGCTCAGTCGATGGAATGGGGTAGTCGAAAACATCTTCAGCATCGACCAGTCGCATTGTTGTTGCTGGTTCATTCATTTGATGCCCCTTTCTGCTGCGCGCCGCAGTCGGTCATTCCACCATTCGGAAGACAGCCGGGACACATAGTTGCGACCGACACGCGACAAGGCGCGCAGGTCTTCGTTCGTTTTCTCGTATTTGCCCGCGCGCCATGCCAACAGTGCGGGCGCTGCCTTGTGACCGATGCGGCGCATGTCCAGTTCATCCATCTTGCGGCAGGCGGTGCTGCAGTAACGCTGCCACGAACGCGAAGGTGCGAAGTGCTGCGAACACAGCGGGTTCATGCATATGCCCGGCTCAACCAAAGGGCACGCAGCCAATTCAGCAAACGCGACTTCAGCAAATGGTTCGATTTCAAAACGCGCCGCCAGTGCATTTGCGGGTTTCGTGGCAGGTAGGGTCATGGTGCTGAAACCTCGCCGCGCCGCCTAAAGCCGTCTGAATTTTCCGCCGGATATTCGGAATAATCTGACCCAAATGAGCGCAGCTTTTCACGAATGCCGGGCACCACACGCAGGCGATGCCAGCGCTGCTCAACCGCCTTGGGTTGACGCATCAACGCCATGGCGATGCGGTCTAATGAAACACCCTGGTCACGCAAGGTTAGCAGCTGGCTGTCAACGGCTGGCGACCAATGCGGGTGAAAGATGGAATGCAGCCCGTGCTGGCGATTTCTGGCAGTCATTGCGCGCCCGCCTGATTTGCAGCAACAGCTGCAGTGACGCGCTGCACAGCCACATCAAACCACTTCGGGTTCTTTTCAATTCCAATGGCGCGCCGACCCAATTCGATCGCGCCAACCATTGCGGAACCGCTGCCCATCATGGGGTCAAGAATGACATCACCCGGCTTTGATGAATTGGAGATGTAGTGGCGCGCCAAGGCCACCGGCTTTTCGGTCGGGTGCGCTGTCTCTTTTTTGGCGTTCAATGTGAAGGACTGTTTGGAACCGCAATCATGGATGCCCTTGGGGTCAGATTTGCCTTTCCATAGGTAGATCGTGAATTCCAGATTTTTCATATACCAACGGTTGCGGGTGGCACGCACCTTGTCCCAAACCAACAGGTTGTGAAAACGCCAACCCGCTCCTTCGAATGCCAGACCGGCACGGAATACGTTTTTGTCATTCGCCATGATGTAGGCATCTGCGTTGGGCTTACATGCGCGGAAGAATGGCGCGCCTAGTTCCTCCCAAGCGGGAACATCCATTAGAAGGCCGTCATTGCTGTATCGGTCATTCGCAAAAATGCCGCCCATAGACTGATGCGCATTGCCACCTGAAGTCAGTTCATAGGCAACGTCGCAAAACAGCATGTCTGCGACACCGGGCAGGCTCGGAAGAATGTCTAGGCAATCGCCCAATATCAGGCGGCAAGGCCCAATAGTGATGTCCTCAAGGATGCCAGCACTCATGTGAAATCACCCGCATTGTCAGAGACGGAAGTCATTCGGCAAACCCACTGTCAAAGCGGGCCGCAGGGAGATGCCCCACGACCCGCCCCAACAGGGAGGTAAGGGGGCACAACAACCGGACACCCACGCCCCCTTCGGTATGGGAACCATAGGCCAAGTTAAGCCCGTCCGCGTGTTGGTCAGGGGCTTGCACGGGTTGACCCGCCCCCGCTAGGTCACGGGTCAAACCAAAGGCACACCCCCCAGAGGATGCCATAGGGAACACCGCACAATTCATTCTGCGTCACCAGTTGGCTTTGCAACCATTGCCGCCATCACTTTGGCCGACGGCTGTTCAAGGCGGTTGCGGGCCTGACGCAAAGCATGGATGGCTTCATCAATTTCGTTGATTGCCTGCGCTCTTTCATTCGCACCGCTGGACTGTTCAGCGGCCAAAATTGCAGAAATCGCTTCGCCGCTTTCCTTCGCAATGACACCAGACTGCTGCATCAGGCAGCTATCAGCCATAGCTACGCGGTCTTCCAAACGGCGCGCCATCATTCGTGTCACCGGGAACCGTCCCGATGCATCTTCCAGCGCAATAACATCGGCCAATGTCCAATCCAGCGTTCCTGATGCTTTCTTGCTGATGGTGCCCTTGCTTGCGCCACCGCCCCAACGGGCATTGATGGTCTCTGCAACCGCATCAAAGCAGCCAAACCAGTCAACAATGGACTTCATATTGGCACGGGAAATTTTGCGAAGATCAGGCATCGCCAGACTCTCCTTCTGAAATGTTTGGAACTAGGGTTGCCGAAATTTGCAAAACCAAAGGAGTCGCACATGTCGGACACAGAATTTGAAAACCGCATTCTTGCTTTGGAAGGTCAGGTGCAGGCACTTCGCCATGCGCTGCTTTCCATTCCCGCACTTCTGCGCGGGACCGGGCCATGTGATTTGCAAAGCGTTCTGGCGAAAAGTGTTCAACTTGGGGCGGAAGGCCAGATGCCGCTGCCGGACGAAATAGTCGCAACAGCTTTTCAGAAAGAACTGCTGACAATTGCCGCATGGCTGCGCGAAGACCTTGAAACAAACCCATAGTTAAATCCAATGCAGCAATCCGCTTGCAAAGAAGCCGCTCCCTGCGAACCGCTTCTGCCATCAGCGCGGCCATTGGGTTTTCGCGAAGATCAGGCATGCCAGCGACCTTTCAATGAAAGGGCGCGTTGCCCGACAGGGGAAACCTCGTTTCCTGTGCGCGCGCCCACGGGCGTGGCAGAACAGGGACATGAAATTGAAACGGAACACGCAAACGCCATCAGCCAACCGCCTTCAGGGGTTGGGCATCAGCGTCGGCATCAACAACGGGATTTTCAGCAATGTATCTACGGATCTTATCTGCGGTCATCATGGTGGGTGAACCATTTCCAGCTTCCCACCGCGCCCAAACCGCACCACCTAATTTGGCAGCACGCTGGATTACCGTGGAAGGCTGTACGCCGAGCGCATCAGCATATTCGCGAATTTCTTTTAGAAACTGATCCATAGATGTGATGGATAGTTTTTTTGTCCTACACAGTCAAAGGTTTTTTAAACGATAGGCTTAAAATCCTGTCACGATAGAATTAGAGCCATGTCAGAACCTACATTTTCAGAACGCTTGCAGCACGTAATTGACAACGACCCCAATCTGACGGTCGCAGGGCTTGCTGTGAAAGCAGGGCTTAATAATAGCGCGCTGCGCTCCCTGCTTTCAGGGCGGGTCAGAAACCCGCGCCTAGATACAGCGATAAAGGTCTGCGCTGCACTAGGAACGACCTTAGAGGAGTTTATGACCGGGGCATTTCAGGCAGGCCAGCTTCCTGCTGACACAGAAGCCCGACGTATTCAGACCCTACTGTCCGAACTATCACCGAATGAGCGCCGTCTTCTGATAACTTACGGCAAAGGTCTTCGCGATGCGCGCCATGAGGCTCCCGAAGAATCTCCTCAAGACGAACAATAAACTCAGAATTACGCAAATTTCACATCCTCCCCCGTTAAGTGAACATTAAGTGAACAACCCGCAAATTTAAGCAATACACAAAATGTTGGGGCACTCGTTAGGATTGCAGCTACAACCTGTGATGCCACCCATACGCACTAGAGAATCAGTTCTAGAAAATAGAATTAGAGGCCAAACCATTGAAAAAATTGCTATTCTTGGCTATCCTTGCGGCGATAGCGGTTCCGCTATTGAGGGCGAAATCGTCAGACAAGGCCGTTACGGACCTGACTGCGGATTGCAGCTTACTTTTTGCTGAAGACATATCGCACGGCGCGCAAAAGAGGTTGCGCGCCTTCCTGTATTCTAGCGCGAAAACCGCCGAAGAACGCACAGCAACAGCCATGGCGGCAGCAGTCGCTTTAACTCGATCTACCGGATACGACTACGCCAAGATTTTTTTGCTACCAGATGAAGCGCCGCGCGAACGAGATGCGATGAATGATATTTCGGCGACCGTGGAGCATGCACCTGATCCTGACGTCATCCCCTTTATGGATGCGCGATGGTCGGCCCGTGCCACTGATGCCCAATGGTCCGACAACTTCGCATTTTCGGAAATGACCGACATGAGTGAGTTCGCATTGAAGATAGAAGGCAGCGCCGGGCCGCGCTCCACATGCGACCCCAAACCAAGTGGGGCCGTACTAGGGCGGTAGAATCGCAATATAGTTCTTTTGTCCTATTTTTATTGACTTAGTTTTTTTGTCCTACTAGAAACGCCCCATCACTTTGATGGAGGCGACAATGCAGACGAATGCAAATACCCCACTAATCACCGATAAATTGCTAGCCGAACTGGCAACGCCGAACGCTCAGGCGGTCTTGGGCGATTGGGATGATGAAGCCCGCGCCATTTTGGCAGTAGCCATTCCAGAAATGGCGGCAGAACTGTTGCAGCGTCGCGCATCCCTCTGCATCGCGATCCATCCAGAAGCAGCACAGCAAAGCGTTGAACGCGCCCGTGCAGTCATCCGCACGCAGAACCCGATCGCAGCCCGCACGTTGATGGCCGCATGTCAGACCCTGATGATGCATTCACCCGATGCAGCAGAACAGCTGGCTGCAAAGGACATCATCACAGAAATGGAAGCGGCAGCATGAACGCCGTGCTGCATATCCGTGCGCTAACCTTCCTGCAGAACCTTGAAAATCTTTCTGCAACCGGCCAGCACGACGCCTTCATCAACGAAGTTCTAGAAAACAACGGATACTTCACCGCGCCAAAGCACGACCAGTCGCATCTTTGGGAACTATCACTGCACGGAATTGATGCTTCAGGCTCAAATGAAGAAGAAGCCATTGCAAATTGGAAGCGGCTGGCGCGCACTTCACTGCGGGCGGAAGAGATTGAAGCAGATGGCTTCATCACGGTCCACCCAAAGCCTGAATACGCTTCAGGGGGTGCAGCATGACTGCGACCGAACTGAACGCCAACACCAGCGAAACCAGCAAAGTCGGCAAGTGGCTGCGTGAAGCTATTGCAGCCTTTTTCCACCGCCTTAAAGCCAACGATGCACGCGGATATTCAACAGGCCAGCCCGTCAGGTCGAACCTACTTGCGACCCAAACTTGGCTGGTCACATGGCAGCGGCATAGCGGTGAAACTCAAACCAGCACCGTGATGATTTCAGGTGTCTGGCACATGGGTGACATCGAAGCGCAAGCCCGCGATGCGCTGCACCTGCAATGTGACATACCCAATGCGCGTATCACCCGCTTGACGATGGATTGCCGCAAATGAGCCGCCGGAAGCCGAGGGCGAACAACGCCGAGCCGCGGCGCTTTAACGATCTGCCGAACGCTCAACAGGCCGGCATGCTGTGCAACGACGAACAGTTCCGAACCTTCGCAGGCCAGCAATTCCTAAGTTCTAAGGTCCAAGTCTCACCCACCGCGACCGCTGAATTCATCCGCAGGCATTGCGGCGTGGACAGCCGTCGCGACCTAAACACCGACGCTGCAGCCTCACGAAAATTCCAGACCCTGCGCACAGAGTTCGATGCATGGGCTGGCCGCATTCAAGCACCACGATAGGGGGAAGCATGCGTTTTCTAAGAGACTTTCTATGCACGCTTGGCATCCACAGATGGCGCGAAAGCCGTTCGATGCCGGAAGAGGTTTGCCACCACTGCCGCCTAAGGCGCTGGCACCACTAGCCGCCAAAACCCCTTGGAAATAGCAATTAAGCGAAAGCAAAAGCCATGATTTACAAAGACGAACGCATCGCCATCTTCATTGACGGCCCAAACCTATACGCCGCAGCAAAGAAGCTGGAAATAGACGTGGACTACAAAGCGCTGCGCTCCCATTTCGCACAGCAGGGGCGTTTGCTACGCGCCAGCTATTTCACTGCCATCCATGATGCGGACGACTTTCAACCCCTGCGCCCGCTTCTGGATTTCATCCAATACAACGGCTGGACCGCAGTAACCAAGCCTGCGCGTGAGTTCACGGGTACAGATGGCCAGCGCAAGGTCAAAGGCAACATGGCAGTGGAACTGACAGTGGACGCCATCGCGCTGGCACCGCACATCGACCATTTCATTTTGTTCAGTGGTGACCGCGACTTCTGCGCGCTGGTTGCTCACCTGCAGTCGCGGGGTGCGCGCGTCAGTGTTGTGTCCAGCCTTAAAACCAGCCCGGCATTCATCGCAGACGAACTACGGCGTCAAGCTGATGCGTTCATCGAATTGGATGACCTGCGCGACACAATTGGCCGCGCATCACGCACCGCATCAGCTGCGGCATAATTCGAACCCACAAAGAGGAGACTTCCTGTGATGGCTAAACGTAAAGACACCAGCGTGGCAATCGCTGCGGACCCCAATGACCCCTACAAACTGCGCACTCTTGAGCAGATTTTGATGGTGTTTGATGGCGGCGATTTCATGAGTGAAATCATCGCTGGCCACCAAAAGCTGATGCACGAATTGCTGGACCACAACGCTGAACACGGCGCGAAGGGCTGCGCAGGCACGATGACCCTGCAGCTGAACTATGCAGTCGGCAACCAAGGCGATGTCGGCATGGGTGCAACGGTCGCGTTCAAAGCACCTAAGAAACCCGCTTCCAGCGCAGGCGCTTACATTAACGATGCAGGCGAACTGACCCTTTACAGCCCGATGATGAAGCGCATGCACCAGCCTGTTCGGGATGTCAGCGACTATGACCCCGAAACGGGCGAAGTGCGCGACATCGACTGACCAACCCCAATCAACCCTATCAAAAAAGGAACAAGCCCATGACAGGCAACACTGAAGAAATCACGGCATACCCGCTGGCAAACACAGCCGAAACCATGCGCGATGTGATGGAAAAAATTGGTGGCACTGAACACATTACGGTGCCCAACGATTTTGACTTCACGAAAGCCCACTTGGTCGCCAAGCCAAGCCACCGGGAAATCCAAGACCTGACACCGCTGCATCGCACAGCGGCGGAATACCTGAAGCCCGCGCGCCGCAAGGGCACCGCACGCCTTGACGATCTGCAAAGCATCATTGAATGGGCAAACCGCTTTAAAGGCGAAACATCTGCGCTGTTTGCAAAGCCTGACATGACTGCTCCGACACTGACCTGCATTGCGGACTATCACGCCGCCGGTGCAGTGGACCAAGACAGCGCCAAAGGCGATGCTACAGCCCGGCACTGCCACCACCGCGCCATCTATGGCTTTCCTATGTCGGATGAATGGAAGGCTTGGATGAAGGTTTCTTGCGGCAATGATGGCAAGCCGCTTTTGCTGGAAAAGGATGATCTAGGGGAATTCATCGAAGCCCAGGCCAAAGACATCATGGACCCGACACCTGCCGTTCTGGAACTGAAAAAATCAGAGAAGAACGAAAATTGGGAAAACCGCCTAATCCAGACCGCACAGCAGATTGAAGGGCGCTACGGTCAGCTGACACAACTGCTGGCGATGTCAAAGCAGTTTCAGGTTTTCGAAACCAGTGACCTGAAGGTCAGCACAAATCGTGATACCGGTGAATCAGAAATCCAGTTCCTTAACGAACACAAGACTGCGGACGGCAAGCCGCTGAACATCCCAAACCTAATCATCATCGCCATTCCGGTATTCGTGGGCGGCGCGCCTTACCGCATGCCAGTGCGTTTCCGGTATCGCAAAATGGGCGGCAGCGTCCGGTTCATCCTGTCCGTTTACAATCCCGAAAAAGCCTTCGAAGCAGCTTTCAAGGAAGCGGTAGAGCAAGCCACAGAAGCGACTGCACTGCCCATGTTCATGGGCACGCCTGAGGTCTGATTTCTCTTTCTGGCCCGTGGAAACAGGGGCCAGCGACGGGAACCATAGTGGAGAAAATCGCCGTGAACACATCATTCCTACTGATGGCCCAGTACAATGGCCAAGCGGTAATCCCAGCAGAAAAGGTACGTGCTGATTATTTCTCACACCTAACCTTGCCCAAATTCATGCGTAAAATAAACGAAGGCCAGTTGGCTCTTCCCCTTGTTCGTATGGAAGCTAGCCAGAAGTCTGCCAAAGGCGTCCATCTTCAGGATTTGGCTGACTACCTTGACGCACGCCGGGCTGAAGGCCATCGCGAATTCAAACAAATGTATGGTTGAGTGCGCTAAACTGAATAAAGATGTTTAATATGAATATTGCGGGAGTTCCGGCACTAATCACCCAGTGCGCCGAAAATTGCTACCACGGTTGAAGCGATAGCCACGACCAGAGTAGTGCGAGCGATATTTTCCATACGCTTCTGAACTGCAATACTTTCTTTCGTTCCCAGAGCTGAAGATAGCTGGTTCAAAAATTCACGAGTATCCGTGTCTTGTTCCAAAAGCTGCTGCGAAAGACGCCCTAGGGTTGACTTTAACGCCTCTTTAATATCGCGGGGTTCTTCTCCCTCAATATGCGATTTCTGAGTGAAGCCCGTCGCATTCCAGCGGAAGGAGGCATCATTTTGAGATAACGCTAAGACCTCTCGTGCGATTGCTGGAACACCGATAGAACTGCGAAAGAAGTCGCTGATTGTATCAACCTGCGTAGTTGGAGTAACAGATTTAGCGCTCGACGAAAGCGATTGGCGTGTCTCTTTCAGGTTACGAAGTAATTCACCAAGAAAGCCTGCAAGTGCAAATTTGGCGATAATTCCGTCAAGGTGTTCGCTTGCGATGTAGCTTCGAACACCTAAAGTATCGTCTCCATACATCGCTTTATCTTGGTCACTTAACATATCCCAACGCAGCGCTGCAGTCATGTGATTAGCAGTATCATCTCGGTGTCCAGAGACCAACGAAAACCTCAATGCGGGCGACGAAGTCGACGTCCAGCTATCAAAACTCTGATCGATATTCACAAAACGCGACCAATGTCCCCAGCCGCGAGATTTTTGGGCATCCTTATCGAACGGAGTAAAGCCGTTCAGGGACAGAAACTCTACCGAAGGAAACTGACTAGGCTTGCAATTTTCAGCAAAAAATCCCGGAAAGTTCTTTGCAATCCAGCCGATGCTAAGATTTCGGTACTTATTTCTGATATTATTGACGCGCTCTTCCTTAACATGCTCAACGCCCATTATCGAATACGCTCTGCGGCGCTTCTTAGGAATTCGAGTAGTTTTGGCGGGCTTCATTATCGCATCTGCGTATTCCAGCGACGCTTCATCAGTGAGAACAAAGCCGACAGTCAAGCAAGTAATCGAGGGTGTCAGCTGCGAAATATTGACTATTAGGGATGAAAATTCTTTGGGAAACTTCGCTGTATACTCCCTCCCGATACTCGTTTTTACCGTACCGGCGCGATTTATGAACCCGAGGGGAATACGACCTTCACCGCCGTAAAGCCGTTGCTCTTTGAGCCAGTCGATATTCGTACCGCCCTTTATGCTATACCTACCTTCATCCCACCCAAGGTTTTCAAGACATTTATATAAGTGCTCAATCTCGTTTGGTCCGAAGATTTCACTGACCATGAAACATCCGAGGTGCAAGTTAATACCGGCTTCCAGAGATGTCTTGCTGTTGGCTTCCACGTCGCGATTGCTAAAGTATAGACGATCGTCGCCATAAGGGTTCGGGATTATGTTTGGATAGCGCGCATGTAGCGGCCATGCATACTTGCGGAGGCGCTTCTTTAACCTGCTAAAGAGTAAATTTTGGGAAGAAGGTGTGACCACCTCTGCTTCACTGTCCAAGTCTCGTATCTGCTTGTTTTTCATGAAACAGCTATACTGTCTGTTGGATATGTTTGGAAGAAACAAGACGGTGCGCACATTCAACTAGCGGCTATACTAATGCAAATTATGTGCTTTGTTCGGAGCCATGAGCGTCGGGTATCCAACGAAACTGCAGCAATACTTCGAGCTTGAACAACAAGATATGAACATCAGTGATTTACGATTCTCATATGTGATTGCTTTTAAATGATTTTTTTAAATGTCCGTCCAGTCCATCATCGGGGCGACCGAAAGCCGTGCAGCGCGGGTGAGATCGGATCTATGTCCCATGATGGTCTAAGCCTTATCGTCTATCGAGCTGGAAATATGGGGGTTCGGGAGGGTCAATGCTATAGCGGGGCGGGCATGGCAAGGGGCAGGGGGCCGATATCACGCGCCCGTTGTTTGCCTAAATCCGCGGCATTGGGCCGGAATGTGCAGGGCCTGATACGTTTATTACCCTGATTTTGCCCAAATACTGCCATATCTTAACACTTATATCACACTGTCGGAGCCAAACTACCGACAGGCGACCGAGAATCGAATCGACCGGCGCACAAATTGAACGACCCGAGAGATGGCAGAGATGAACATGACAGATACAGCGCAAGACCCGCAGACAAATATCCTTCGCTTCGTGCCCGCAGCGGCGACGTGGCAATGCGTGACCGTGGCGCAGCATTTTGGGGCGACCCCCGTGGTGCCAGCGGCGAATGACAATTACGCCCCGCAAGAACACGAAGGGGCCCAGACCAGCAGCGAAATGCTTGATTTTCTGTACCGCGTGGCCCGCTGAATCCTCATCAACGGTCCATACGCCCTAGCCCGTTCACAAGATCAGCCGGTGCTGTCACGCTTGAGCCGCGCAGAACGGCCCCCCCGCCGCTTCGTCAACGCACCCGCTCGCGATGGTAGCTCTGCCATGATGCTGCGGCGCTCTTCGGGCGTCATGCGCGACCACGCGCCGATCTCGTCAATGGATCGGTAACACCCTGTGCACAGGCGCGTCTCGGGGTGCACCACGCAAAGCTTCACGCAGGGGCTTTCGACTTCGTTCCGCTTCCAGATCTCGTCACTCATCGCTTTATCCTCGCGCTGTCGCGCTTATGTGGCTTCAGGCCGACGCGTCCTGCGCCTTGATCACACGCAAACGGTCCAGCACCCCTTGCAGAATATAGCCCGCGGCCACGTGGTCGATCACCTCGGCGCGGCGGCGACGCGATGTATCGGCCTCCAGCAGCGCACGTTCCGCGGCGACCGTGCTCAGCCGTTCATCCCAGAACCCGATGGGAATATCCCCCAGCCGGTCAAAGTTCCGCGCAAAGGCCCGTGTCGACTGACAGCGCGCGCCTTCCG